ATCTTTTATTCTTACTTCATCATTCGTACCATCAAAATCAGTATAGAAGTCACTTCTGGCGATTGAGGCATCACTTTCTGGTAGTACCTTATCCCCTGCTCTGAGCCATAGTTTAAGGTTGGATGCTGAGTATTTTGTTAGGTCTACTACTTTGCTTGAAATCTTACCAATCGCAGTTGCATCGAGGGCAGTATCCCAGACTGCTACTTCGTCAATGAGTCCGTTAAAGTAGTTACCACTATTTTTTTGACCTATATATTCAGGTACAAATGTTCCACTTCTTGTAGGTGCATTATCATTATAATGTATTCCATTTCTGTAAATAGAAATTTGATTACTTGAATTTCTTACTACTGCTATATGTTGCCACTCACCTGTAGTAAAAGTTGCTCCATGAGTCCATAAATTTTTAGAGTTATTTGCAATCTTAATATCTGCTGTTGTTGCAGTTGTGATTCTAAACCAATCAGCATTAGCAGAGTCTCCCCAAATAATCATATTAGAAGTAGAATCAAGGTAAATCCAAGCACTTAAAGTAAACTCACCTGTGAGTGAAATATCGCCAAAGTCTAAATAATCATTAGAACCATCGAAATTGAAAGAAAAGTCGTTAGGGAATTTTTTTATTACCCCACTTTTTGTTAGTAGGTTGCCTAAGCCGAGCATAGACTTACCCTATGTAAGCTATTACAAGACCAGATGTAAGGTCAATAGAGTTCCACCTACCGTAAATCGTAACACCTTGTGGTATTGTTTCAGATGCCATTGTATTGCCATTATAACTACCTACACCATAACCATTAGTAGTGTCTGTAGGTGTTAGTGCATTGAATACAGTATCCTCTAACATTGTAATTGCTACAAATGTACCTGAATGAACTGCTGTATCTGAAATGAATTTAGCACCTGCTTGACCTAGTGCTACATTACTGGACTCGTTGACTGTATATTTATTTATGCTTGCCATCTTGTTTCTCCTGTCTTATGCCTTACCGAGCTTGGCAACTCTCATGGGCATATTGGTTATTTAAAATCTACTGGGACTACTGCTCTAGTTCCACCTGTCTTACTTCTTTTTCTTGTACCATACTTCTTTACGGCATTATTAAAACTTCTTTCATGTTGAGCCATTAAACCCATAGCAACCTGTGCTATGTTTCCATCATTTGACGTTCCAGCTCTATCCATATATAAACATTTTTTTACATAATCTACAATAGCGGAATGAAATAAATTATCTACATCTGGTTTATCTGTAACCGCTGTAACTTTTTTAGGATTCCCATAGTAATGAATTAATAATCCATTCACTACATTGTGATCTATCGCAGTATAAGATTTTCTAGCTGTCCTAGTTTCACTCTCTGAATCATAATTACTAATAAGACCCATGTGGTCACCACGAATAAAATAATTAACACTAGCTTCAGGGTATTTAAAATTACTAGTTAATTTACCTGTGCCTTGAGTCGTTACAAATGTATGACCAGTAGAAAAATTAAATGTAGTATTGAAATTTGATATATCTTCTACAGTACCTCTATTAGCATTTGTAACTGTAACAACATTAGAATCAACTGAAGCTGTAAAATTAGCTAATCCATCTAATGCATTTTTTATGGCTGTCGCTATTGTAGCGGCATTATCATTTGTTGATATATCTATTTCTACACCTGTTTTACCAGACACTGAAGGATCTGAACCACCACTAGAAACATCAAACCAAACGTAATACTCTACTAATTTATAACCGACATCTGTAGTAGTGTCTGTCTCTACGCTATTAATAAAAAAATATTTACTTTGTAAGCTTCCTCCCTCATCAGCTTTACATGATATTTGTGTTATTTCTTTTGCTAAAGCCATTATTCTGGTACGTTTATTGCACTTTCAGATGCAATGTCAAATTGTAAAGGTTCACCATCTAATACTCTAGGTATTCTTATATAGTCACCATCGTTATCTAGAATATCTACTCTATAAATTTTATTTACACCCATATCTTCCCCAACAGAATCAGTAGACCCATCTCCGATAGCATAAAACATTTTACCTGATTCTACATCTATTTTAGCAGATACTGCTTTTTGAGAATATTGACCAATCTCATTTACTGCGTCATTAATTAAAGACATAATATATGTTTCAGGTGCATCTGGAAATACTTGCCTTATCCTACTGATGATTTGCTTTACTGTAAGTTCATGTATTGGATGTGACATACTACCTCACTAACTGGGATAACCCAGCTTTATAATCTTCTTTTAACTGATTTATAATCGGAATATACAACTCTATATCCTCTTCTCCACTATATAATGCTTCTAAACTTTTTATTGTAGCGTATAAAACTACTAAATATTCTGCCTCAATAGGAAAATTAGATATAGCACTGTCCCCAAATGCTACTGTTGGAAAAATAACATGAAGTACCTTAGCGTTTTCTGATGCAGTAGGGGTTGGATAAACCTCTAATGTATTATCATATACCAAATACGCTGGATCTGTTTTTGTCGCAAAATCCATATCGCTAGAGTCTTGTATCTTACCTCTTTTATAATTAGGCACATACCTACAAGGCTGCTCAATATCATTAGCACCATTACCCTCAGCTCTTAAAGCGGCTAGAACCACACCTTTTTGATTAATATTTGTTAGTGTAGTTGTAGAGTTATCTAATGTAGCAATATCTGCACAATCTTCTAATAAACTCTTTGGTAATGTATTTATTATTTCTTTAGCACCATCAGTTAAGAATTGAGTAAGCTGTGCTTGAGTAGGAGTACTACTTCCATCTATAGCGATAGAAGCTAGTGATTCTACTTGTGCTTCAAATGTTGCCATTATATCTTAACTGGCTTTCGCAAAGCTTCCATTACTGGATCTTTACTCTTTAAAACTTTTACTATTTTTTTCTTAGTAGCTTTCTTTTTAGTCGCCATAAAGTCTCTGTCTCATTTCTTTTGTATTTTGATCAATACTCTGTACAGACATTTCTACATCTGTTCTCTTGCCCATAGCGGACATCATATACATATTAGTAGTGAATTTGCTCTTTGAAGCTTTTTCACCACAGCTCTTGCAATAAAACCACCCTTCGTTATTAGGATGGTTACAGTGTATACATTTCTTTTTCATAGTTTTTCCTTTTATAGTTTTGGGGAAGAACTTTTATTGAACTTCCCCACAGTACTATAAACTGTTATCCTTATGTATTCGGATTAAAGTACAGTATACTCCACTTGAAGTTGGTATCTACCAGCATCAAAATTAGTAGCGTGATTTATCGCTGTAGTTGTACGAACATAAATATAGTTCGTAGCTACAGGTAATATAATCAAAGGCTGTGCCCACATAATACCAGCGGCATTAAAGTCAACATCAACTTCTGTTATAGATAAATTAGCTGCTAAGTTTGCATCTCTATAAGTAGCACCTGCTCCAAACAACTCTACAGCACCAGTTGCAGCTCCATTAAGAGCTTCATTAGCGGCTGTACCAGCAGCAATACTACCAACCATAGTAGTACCTGTTGCAACAGAACAGTTCCAAGTTATCTTGTCAACAAGAATTTTACTTGCTGAATGATAACCATCTGGAACACTTACATCTAATGCTCCTGCGTATGCAATAATATCATTATCGGCATAAGCAGTACCATCACTATCTAAAAGAGCTTCTGCTGTTGATCCAGAGTATGTGAATATCTTCTTTGTTCCACCGACTTCGTGAGCTTCTTGCGATTCAAAACTACTACTATTCGGATTGATTACGTCTGATTTCATCTTATACTCCTTCTAGGTTATACAATGCGTGAGATTCAGCTAGAGTAACTTCTAGTCCTGCTTCAGTTAAGATCATATCTTTCCTAAGATCTTCATCAGCAGACTGTACGTTAGTCATTACTTGTGTGTCACGATTAATACTATTACCAATTAAAGGTCTGTAAGCTAGTTGACTCATATCAGCCATTAGCATGAAACCAGAAGCTTGACCTCTAAATAGAGGCTCTTTAACTAGGTTTAGTCTTCCATGAATTGTATCAATAACCATAATGCTATGACCGAAAGCACCTTGTCTTTCAGACATATTATAACGCATTGGAGATTGATTTACTGTAGTAGCTCCACCGCTTAATGCCGCATTGGAATTATATGCTAAAGAACTACTTAGGAAGGCATCTTTACCCATTTTGTTAAAGAATGTAATTACTGGTAATGAGCATAGAACTAGCTTGTCAGAAGCACCACCACGAGCCGGATCAAAAATTACTTCAAGATCACTAAGTAATCTGTCGTAAGTCATCTCAGACTGTGCTACACTTCTATGATAAGCATTTCCAGAAGCATAACTAAAAGCACTGTCATCTACAACAGGGCTTGTATTCTTCAGGATATGTCCTACTAGACCTTCAGTGTACTGAATGCCGCCTACACGAGCTTTTTGACCGAAGAGCATAGCTCTTTCAATGTCAACTTTATGCTCACGAAGCTTTGACGCCCAGATACGACTCCACTCATCGGGATAACCACGATAGCGTGTAGCGTATGCTGTATTTGTCATTTCAGCAGCTGTTTTAAAGATCTGAGTGTAACCAAAACCATCTTCTAATTCACTTGACCAAACGTCTGGAGAACCAGAACCTTCTTCAAATGAAGTACCAATGATTTGTGCTACATCGTTATTTGCAATGCTATTACTCCCACTAGCTGCTGACACATCAATTACTTTTCCAGAAAAAGATGAATCGCTTGCTGCGTGAGAAATTGAACCGTCTACTCTTACTAATGCTTGACCGTATCCCGCTGTAGAATCAACTGTTCCTACAGAGAAAACCATTCCTTTGACTAAATATTCAACAGCCGCACCGCCAGCAGTATCTACAGTAAATGAATACGAAGAACCTGCGGCAACAGTACCGACTGCACCTTTAATCAGAAAAGAACGATCTGAAAAACTGATTTTATTTCTGTTTTCCAAGTAACGGAACACTGGGTCGTCGGTAGGAGCTTTAGCGACTTTATTCAAGTAAACGAAGAATGGTGATTCTTCCGGAGTTAATTCAGCAACTCTGTCGCCAAAATTAAAAATCCGTCTTGCGTCTGGTCTTTGTCCTACACCTGCATCAGAAGTTTGAGCAGTAATATCGCTGGACTTTAAAGATCCAGTATTATATGATATTGCCATTTATATACCTCTTAGTATGTGTTATTATTATGGTAAAGCTGCTCCAGCACCTGTTCCCATGATGCTTTCAAAGACTTTATCCGAATCCGTTCTAGGGGATTGTGGAGCTTGCCCTTGTAAGACACCAGCAGTTCTGGGTGCTTGTTTAGCTGCATTTACCGCTTCCATTGTATCGTTATTAGCAACAGAATTACCGTTTTGCATCTGCCAGAGCTTTACTAGGTTATTTAAACCTACTTGCTCTTTTGGTTTAGTAGTGAACTGCATAAAGTCTTGAATGTCATTATCTGACATCTTATAATTTCTGCGTAACTCACCAACTGTATTTTGCAGTTGCATTTCAGCCTGCATCTGTTGCTGTTGTTGGGCTAACCTTTCAGATACTAACTGATCAACTTTACTTGTGATCTTTTGATCAACAAATTTACCTGATTCAGAAGTGTCATTTGTAAAGGCATCCCAAGGATTAAAGTCATCTACTGCGGGAGCTACTTCTTGAGTGCTCTGGTTTTGACCCTGTGGATTAGCTATACCGTCTTCAAGAGTTCTTACAAGATCAGGTCGCTGCTCTAGTAGTTGAAGTAATTGAGCACCTTGTTGCAGTTTAGAATTTTCGGCTTGTGACCGATCATACATAGACTGAAACTTTTTTGACTCTGCTTCATAATCTACAGCAGGGGCTTGTTCTTGAAACTCCTGTTGGTTTGCATCTACCTCTTGTGAGATAGACTGTTCATTGACGATATCTTCCACGAATGATTCATTACCACCTTGTATTCCGCTTTCGATACTTGCTTCCTGTTGTTCTAATGTAGACATATACTCTCCTTAGATGTCTCTTAGGCTTTTGGAGTGGAACTGACTTCTCTCTGAACATCTTTCAGATTGTTTGACAATTTCTCCACCTCGAGCTTCACCTCGTTTTCTAGTTTACTACGTGTTACCCTTCTATCTGCTTTAGATTCAGAATTGACTTCGTTAAGTCTAGATTTAAACTTCTCGACTTCAACTCTTTTTCTATCACTGACAGACTCTCTTTGGGCTGTCTGCAAGTCACCTTGCAAATTCTTTATTTGTTCTGACATAGCTTGCATTTGCTGCTGCATTAATTGTTTCTCTTCAGTCCTACGCATAATACCTTCCTTGTCAAATATCTCTGGATTCTTCTTAAGAACCTCATAACGATCCACGATACCCATTTGAAATGCCTCAAGATACACAGCAAGTTCTGCATATTTACTAGAAGGCATAGTAGAACCTGATTCAATTCTAATATCATGTTGATCTAAAATATGTCTATCTTTCTTTAAGTCTAAGACAGCACCACTAATATCTGTATAGAAGTTAGCCATAACTTCAGTAATGTTATTGTTAGGTTGTGCTAATCTAAAAATCTTTTTATAGGTGTAATGACCCTTTGATAAATTATAAAGAACTTTACCAAGTTTGTTAATACTAAATTCAACATCTCTTAATTTAGATTTAGGTCTTTCACTCCCTAGGGCAATCATTCTTTCTGTTGCTTTATGTGTCTCTGGAGCTTTATCTGCAAAGCCATGCATCATCTCCGGTAATCCAAAAATAAAATCTATATAAAACTCTGACTGTTGTATCAATCTGTAAAACTCACCAGCTAATGGTTGCGGAGATGGATAGTGTGGCTCACCCTGAGATGAATCAACTTCGATTACCGCATTTGGATTAGCCCAGTCTTTTTCTAATTGGTCAATATCATCTACACTACCTAATGGTACTAATAATTTAAGTCCCGCTGACGCTTGGGCATGTGAAAGGGCTAAAGACCATAGCTTATTTAATAATCTCTGCATTGGTCTAGCTCTTGATATATCGCTTTTGGGGTAAGGAGTACCTGTCCAAATATTCGGTAGCGGGACTATAGGATATTCATCTGTATTTAAAACTTGTTCGTATAAAACGATTTCACCCAATGTAGCACATACTTTTATTCTTGTCTGCAAGACCTCGATTGCTGTATAAGCACCTATCTCAAACGCTTCTGCATTTTCACTCATCATTTTAGCATATTCTTCTTGAGAAAGTATTTCCTCTTCTTGATTTTGCATATCAATGATTCGGTAAAAAGGAACTTTTATTTTATAAAAGCGTTCTAATATTTGATACTTCTTTACTTGAAAATAATCTTTATCCTTTACTTCCGCTGGGGTAAACACACTCATTGAATTTCTATTTTGAGAAGATGGATAATCCTCATCGTCGTATGTAAACCCAGATATCTCACGAATAATACCCGGTATCTCTTCACCTGTATTTGGATCTACTGTATCATCTAATTCAGGGTAGAGGTTGACGACTTGTTCACCGGTAAGAATGGTAGAAAGGATAAGACCATCCGAATCACCGAACCAACGATCTCTTGAGCTGGGAGATGCGTATACCCTAAAAGGGTCAAGGTAAGTAAACTTGACATCACCTCTACCGAAATCTGATTCTCTATCAATGTAAGCATACAGATAACCCATACCAGTAGTAGCATAGTCTTGTATCGCTTGTTTCATTTGCCAGTCACCATCTGACTTTTGCCAAACATAACCCATGATAGTTCTCCATAAAGAAGCTACCTGTACATCAGAGTCTTCTCTAGGGGTTATGGTAAATGCTGGGGGTCTAGATGTTAATACTGCTTTAAATTTTTCTATTGCAGCCGATACCCTATCCATAGGTATATCCGCTTGATTGCGTTGAGATAATTCATCTGACTCTTCCGCAGTAAAATGATTACCAAGATAAAAGTCTATATCTTTTCTAGCTTCAGTGTCCCACTCAGAACGAGCGTCACGCCATTGACGATATAACTCTTCGTTTTGTAATGCTCGAGGGTCTTGATCCATTAATTACCTTCTGGAAAGTAATTAGGATTTATCATTTCTTCTCTGTATTTATCCATAAAATAGTCTTGCTGTGGTGTATTTCTATAATACATAGAGTCTTGAGGGCTTCTTTCTATCTTTTCCGATAAAGAATCCAATCTTAATCTTTCTAAAAAGTTTTGCATTTTATCTCTAGTTAACTCTTTGTTTTCCATCTCTAATTCACCCTTTAATGAGTTCATATAATCACCAGACTGACCCCAATTACCAGTTGCTGGTGCTTGGTTAGGTCTCTGATCGAATGGTACAAAAGGACTAGGCTGCTCTTGCTGCATCATAGCAGAGTCTTGAACTGCACCACCATCTTGCATACCTAAAAGCTTTTTAAGAAAACCACTTTTTTCTTCTTCAGGGTTTAATATTTGTTGAGCCATATCAAATGTAATAGAATCTTGTGGAGCGTTCATAGCTTTATTCCTAGCTCTTTTTATAGATAACTGACGACTTAAATTAGGTAAAGGTCTTTGAGCTTCTCCTAAGTAATACCTATCACCATCATCTGTTGGTGTTTGATAAACTGATTGAAAAACACTTTCAGGAGTTATATTAAGTCCCAATATTTCACCACCATCTTGATAACCATACATTTCTTTTTTCTTCTTAGCTTTACCACCATGCATCATACCAACTAAACCTAATTTATCAGCTAAATCCATTAATTTTTCAACATCTTTACTGTCACCTTTTAATGGCTTTACACCTTGTTTAGAGGCATAATCCATTTCTTTTATTTTTCTTAAAATACCTTTATTCGTATCAACACTTTTACCATAACCTTCTTCTTCAGGGCTTAAATATCTTCCAGTTTTTGGGTCAGTAAACGCTTTTATGTCTGCAATTTTAAACAATAAAGATGAATAAGGATCTTGTAAATTTGACATATTGGTTAAGTTTTGATATTCAGGATTTGCTAATTGCATTGGTTCTGCTCGTCTTAATGCCATATCTAATACAGAACCACCTTCCTGCATGTAACCCATTTTATTTCTAACATCTTCAGGGAGTTTACCAAGTCCGGGGTTATTATTAGGAACTGGTTTTAAGTTAGGCATAGCCTGCCCACCATTTTGATATTGATTAACCATACCTCCAG